ACTCCAAGAAAAAGCGAGTGGTTGGGTGGTTAATCTCTCTGCTTCTGTCCGTCCTGTGGTCACTTATTGTTTTGTCTTCCTCTTATTGTTTACTGATATTGCTGGTATGGTATGGGCTATAAAAACAGGTGTAGACTTTACCACTGCATTAACATTAATCTTTAGCGATGAAGAGATGGCTATTGTAGCTTCGATCATAGGTTTTTGGTTTGGATCAAGGCATTGGGATAAGAAGAAGTGATAACAGGTGAAAAAGGAATCCAACTTATTAAGCACTTTGAAGGTTGCCATTTTAAGCCTTACCTTTGCCCTGCTTTACTGTGGACTGTTGGGTATGGTCATGTATTATATCCAGAACAAAATAGACTCCCATTGGCAGAAAGAAAGGCATACGCACTACATCAAGCACATAACAGAACATGGAGTCAAGAAGAAGTAGATGAATTACTTAAACAAGATTTACAACGTTTTGAACGTGGGGTCATGCGATACATTACTGTGCCACTCAGGCAAAATGAGTTTGATACTCTTGTTAGCTTTAGCTTTAATCTTGGTTTGGGAACACTTCAAAGAAGTTCGATTCGTTCCAAGCTTAACAGGGGTGATAAAGAAGGTGCTATTGAAACGTTACTAAAATATTGTAGAGCAGGTGGTAAAGTATTAAGAGGTTTAGAACGCAGAAGAACTGCTGAAGCCAATATGTTCTTTGGTAAAACTGTTTAAATATTATATGCTTATGTTACAATATAGTAACAAATTACATAGGAAAACCTATGAAATATAAATCAGTTTTAGTTATTTCTGACTTACACATACCTTATCATCATAAGGATGCTTTTGATTTCTTAAAAGCTCTTAAAGCTAAATATAAACCAGACTTGATCGTAAATATTGGAGATGAATTGGATCACCATCAGATCTCGATGCACGAACACAATCCTGATCTAATGTCTGCTGGAGATGAATTAAGAACATCTCGTGAATATATTAAAGAGCTAGAAAAGATATTCCCAGAAATGACTATTGTTCATTCTAATCATTCTTCTCTTGTATATCGTAGAGCATTAAAATATGGGCTTCCTAAGGACTATTTAAAGTCCTACAACGAGTTTTTAGGAGTTGGTAAGGGTTGGGCATGGGTAGACGATTTAACAGTCACATTAAGCGATAATTCACGTTGTTTCTTTACTCATGGTATGTCAGCAGATGTATTAAAGGTAGCTCAACAATATGGTATGAATACAGTACAAGGTCATTACCATACAAAGTTTAGTATAGGTTACTATTCAAACCCAGATGCTCTTATTTGGGGTATGCAAGTCGGTTGTTTGATTAATCAGAAGTCTATGGCATTTGACTATGCTAAAAACTTTAAGTCTAGATTTATTGTAGGCTGTGGCATGATTATTGACGGACAACCTAAATTAATGCCAATGGTATTAGATAAGGATGGTAAGTGGATAAAAAAGGTAGTTTAGGATTTTTAGATTCTATTAAAGACCTAAAAGTATCAGATGTAGAGTTTATAGAAGATCACGAAGAAGCACTCCTTAAAATTAATTTCACAAACGAAGAGTCCATAGTCATAGCCGGATCAGACATGGATATTTATTTATTAACTCCTAAGGATGTAATGGTGCATTAACATGGACATAAATAAGATTGCTAAACATATGGAAGGTAAAATCATAAGCGATGTTCAAGTCGTTTATGGTGAAGACACCCTTGTCATTTATTTAAGTGATGAGAGCGGTCTTATTACATCTGTTGAATTAATTGTTGATAGCATTTATTTAAACAAAGATGAAGAACCTGAAGAAGAAGATTACTTTGATCGATGGAACGATGAGTGATAATTACTCATATGAATATCAACGTCAATGTGAAGCTGTAACTCTTAGCAAGATACCATTACAAAAAAGACGTGAGTTTATTAACAAACTTACAGATGAGAAACGAGTAGAAGATCTTAAACGATTTCTTACTTTAATCTTTAAGAACCGAGCCTCCGACCAACAATAGTTAGTAAATTATCCATAGCATCACCTAATTTGATTTCGTAATACATTGGCTTTTTAGATCCTAAATATCTAGCGTAAATAGCTTTACGTTGCTCATGATCTAAATCATGTATTACACGATCTAAAATTTTAATCTTATCTAATTCACTATCCTCAAAGATTTCCTCAAAACTACTGGATGCACCTCCACTACTCATTCCTAATGATCGTTTAGGATAACCTAATTCATGGTCATCATGCTTCATCCATTGTGACCAAGCATCAAGCAAATATGTTAAATAACCTATTTCCATTAACCCATATCCTCCCAGTAATTAAGATTGTAATAACTGTCACTATATGTTACTCCATGACCTCCGGATGATTTAGATGTGCCATCATCAACAGTATATTTCTTTCTGCCTTTAATCTTAAACATCTTTTCTATATCTTCTGGTTTAGGTGAAAACATCTCTGCTAATAAACATTCTGTTACTCTAGAATATAGATACTTACCTTCTGCTGGTTTAGTCTTCTTAATCATATCATTATCTACCATGTAAACTAATACATTGGTTGTTGATCCAGAAGATAGCTTCAAATGTTGTGCAATTTGAGATATAGTCTTTGGACCATATAATAAATAATCATTAATCTTTTTAACCAAATCCTCTCTAGTGACTTTAGTACCATTGAAGTTTGTGTAATAAGTTACGATAAATCCTCTATTTTTACTTTCCACCTGTTGCCCTCTTTGTAAAATCCCCATAGTTCTATCCTTATTCCTGACTCACGAACAATCCCAACATTAGGATGCTCAGATATTTTTTTACGTCTACTACTCATATTTGCTTTAGAAGTTACCTGGACTAATAATACCTCATCTCTACGTATAGCAATGAAATCTGCAAACCCAAAACCATCGTGTTTTCTTTTAGAGAATGGACACCATCGTTCCATTAACTCTACTAGATATCCTTGATCCTCAAGTCTTTTTCTTGTCGGCTGGTTTAGATTTGTCGCCATCTTTCTTTCCAAATATTTTATCCCAATTATCCTCGAATTGCTTACGATTAGGAATTGGTCTTGGTGAACTACCTTTACCCATATATTACCCCCATTGTTCTGCCATAGCATCAGCGATGCCCTGGAATGTTGTATTACGAATTTTAGCACGTTCTTTAGGTGGTTTGCTTGCCGCATCTGCATACCACTTAGTCATACGCTTACCGCTTTTGTATGTTACAAATTCACCTTTGTCTACAATATCAGTTGGTTTTAGATTATCTAATCCTTTTAACCACAAACAAGTAGACTTACTTGCTTCATGTCCAAATTGCCATGGGTGAATAATCTGATTGGGTTTTCTATACATTGTACTCATAATCCCAATAGGATTTTCTATTGCTATTTTATCTATTGGTGCATTGACTAAACTCATAAAAAAATTAATTGCATCTTGTCTATCTTGCTGTCTTGTAGGAAATCTATCTTTATATTCAGGTTTAAACCATTTGTTTCCTGTGACTGTTAAGTAGGTACATGGAGGATGAGCAATCATCATATCCCATCCCTCATTAATAAACTCTAATACATCACCTTGGTAATGATTACCAGGAATGTCAGTTGGTTCTAAGTCACATGACCAAGCATCATGTCCTTTTGCGGCAAACGCTTCTCTAACTGTTCCGCTAAATTCACAAGCAATTAATACTCTCATTTTATCTCTTTCTTAATTAAATCTTTTGGTAAGTTAATATAGTCCTCAAATAAACAAGTTATATAGTGTGCATCTTTGTAATGTTCTTTTACATAGTCATTAGCTGCTGCACAGCTTGTAAAGTGTCCTATATATTGTGGACTATCCATTTGCATATAAACTACAAGTACATATTCAAACACGTTCTTTTATCCAATCTAGCAGTTCGTATTCTGTGCCATACTTTTCTATCCAGGTCTGCTTCCCTGAATGAAAACCATCGTTGCCTTGGTGATGCTCGTGACATAATGGTAAACAATTATCCCAACTGTTACGTTGACCTTTACCTAATCCTTCTCGGATATGGTGTATGCAAGGTGGAGTGTTAGCATCATAATACTTTCGACAGACTACGCAACCAAACTCGACCAACTTCTCGATCCACTCACGTTCCTTTTGTTTCAACCTGTATTCCTAAAGACCTAGACCAATTAATAATCTTATCTATGTAATCATTAAACTCTGATTTAGTTAATGTGGCAGTAGATAATAATTTACCATCATCGGTTTTGAGGTCGAATTTTAGTCGTAAAATGTCGTGAAGCTCCTCAATAGTATACCCAGTAGTATCAGACAATCCTTTATAAATTACACCCCATAATAAACTATTCTGATCGTGGCTTCTTGCACTTTCTTTATCCATGATAATCATGTCATATACACCTTCATCTAAAGATGTCACCATCGCTAATGTAACTTCAACATAATTACCACCGCTAGTCACGTGCAGTGTTTTCTTTAATTTCATGATCTCTCCATCCTTTTGATTTAAACGTACGACCTTCTTTATCTGTTGCACGAAATTCCATGTCAGGGAATACTTCACGCATCTTCTTTAAAAATTCATTAACTGTCATTTTCCTATCCCCATTGCTAATAATAAAATTATAAATAAAACTCCAAATGCAATATCTACAAT